CGGGCATTGTTATGGCCGCTCAAGTAATGTGTTAAGAGTATAACATTTAACATATAACTTTAAGTCAAGAGCGCCGGTTATTACAGGGTCCTCCGATCGGCTGTCAAGAGAAAAGCGATTGACGGGCTATAGCGTCTCTGTAATAAAATCCCTCTTGACACTCCGGTGCGACAAGAATAGATCGTTTGTCACAGGAGGGAGTGATGCTGTGTGTCCCGACCAAGCTAGAGCGCTACCGGCGTCGAGCGCGGGTGCGCACGTTTGATCTACGGCACCCGGATTATTGGGCCAGCGATCCAGGGGAAAATTATGGCGCGTTTGAAACAGTTCCAGGACCGTGCGGTGAGCGACTGTTGATGGTCGTCAGCGATGGCAAGCTCGACGGCTGGGAGCATGTCTCGGTGTCGATCGATCGCAAGGGGCGAGCGCGGCTACCGAACTGGGAGGAGATGTGTTTCGTCAAGAACATGTTTTGGGAAGCGGAAGACTGCGTCGTTCAGTATCACCCGCCGCTATCGAGGTCGGTCAACAACTATCGGGTGCTGCATCTGTGGCGCAGTCTTCGGCATGATTTTCCGCAGCCGCCGATGGAGATGGTCGGCATCCAATCACTGGGAGAGCTGTCATGAGTGATGCAGCAACCTATTTAGGCGACGGTCTGTACGCTGAAGATTGTGGCTACATGATCATGTTGCGTGCTCCGCGCGAGGGTGGTGATCACTGGGTCGCACTTGAACCGCTGATGTTTCTTGAGTTGCTGCGGTTTGCGCGTGGCCGTGGTTGGGGTGACTTGATCGACCGGGAGTGTAAGGAGCAGCCATGAGCTTCGACACGGCCATGGCGGTTTTAATCGGGTTGTGCGCGCTCGATCCAGCTCGCCTGCGCTGGCGGACGATCTTGCTCGCGATCTTCTTCTACGAGTTTATTTGCTTCTGGAATTTCGGAGTGAAGATGTGATGAAACTCTACCCATTCCGCGACTGTGTCGAGATGGCGGACAAGCTACTCAAGAACAGCAAGAACGTCGAAACCTATCAGCAATGGCAGTGTTTCGGCTGCGGCAGCAAGCAGACGATGGAGTATCCATTCACGTTCTACACGATCGGCCATTGCCAGGAGTGCGACCGTCTCACTGACATTCAGCGAGACGGTTGCAATTTTGCAGTGGTGGCTACGCGACCGCGTCCGAGACAAACGTCCAGCTGACCGTTCCCATTCCCGACAAACCGATCGCCTTGGCAGCTGCTGGGGTCAGGTCAATGCCGGCCCCGTTGCTGGTCTTGCCCTGGTTCTTGCCGCGCGGGATCGTTGAGCCTTTGGGCTCGGCTATGGGGCGCGCGTCGCCGAGCACGTACTTGTCGTCGTCGATCAGCCACGGGCCGACGTCGCGGATTTGGCAGACGGTCTTGCGCCCGTTGGCGATGTTCTGCACCAGCACCAGCGGCCGCTCGCCCGCCCATTTCCACGGCAGCGCGCACGACACCTCCTGGTCGGTGATGAAATCGTAGGGTGGATAGGCGCTGTCGTTGGGATCGGCATTACCGCCAAACACCGAGCAGATGATGTTCTGGTGGTTGGGCGCGAAGGTTGCCGGCGTGTAGGGCGGCAGGCTGTAAACTTCTTCAAGCTTCGTCCAGGTTGCCGGCCCGACAATGCCGTCGTTTGCAAGGCTCTGTTCGTCCTGGAATTCTTTGACCGCGTTCTCGGTGCGCGAGCCAAAGTCACCATCGACCTCACCGCTTGCCATCAGGCATTGCTGAACGGTTTCGACGTCGGGACCTTGCGAGCCCAGCATGACGGTCGGCCGGTTCGACGGTGGCGGCGGGGCGACCTGAAAGTCCTCGCCGTCGACGGTCACCATCACGTCACCGGAATAATCCAGGGTCAGGTTGACGATGTTGTTAGGGTCGCCCTCGGTAACGGTGTCGCCGTTGATGACGACGGTCGGATCGCCGGTCACGGTGATGGCAATGTCGACTACGTTTTCGCCGGTCGGGATTTCCACCTCGGGCGGTATTTCCACCCCGGGCGGCTCGGGCTCTACGGGTGGCTCGGTCGGCTCGCCGGGTAGGGTGATCTCGGCGAGGCTCTCGGCGATGGCGCGGCAGATGGCCTCGAAGTTGGTCCGGTACAGGTCCGCGTCCGCCGAGCTGTCGACGAAGCACACTTCCAGGAGCACCGCCGGCATGGCTGTGTTGTTCAGGAAATACAGATCGGTGCGTTTCTTCGGCCCGCGATTAATGAACCCGCCGGACTTGGCCATTGCCTTGGCGACGCGGTCGGCCCAGGCTTGCTGCGACACGTAGAGGCATTCCGTGCCCATCGGCTTCGACGTGGTCTGGTAGGCATTGAAATGCACCGAGACATCACGATCGCGCGTCTGGCTGTTGTGGTAGTTGACGATGTTGGTGAGGTTCTGGTTGACGGTGGTTGCCGTATTTTCGTGATAGACCTTACAGCCGACGCTCGCGCCTTTGAGCAGCTCGCCGACACGATCGCAGACCTTACGTGCTTCTGTGACTTCGTTGAGCACACCGGATGCACCGGACACCTTTGCACCGTGCCCGGATGAGATCACAAGGTTCATGAGGTTCCTCCATGCCGTTGGGATCGAATGTTGGGGCGAATATCCGCGAGCTGGTACACCACGGCTCGCGCCCACGCTCGCGCCGGCAGATTATAGCGATTGCGATGTCAGCGGCGCGAAAGTCTAAGCGGGGCGGTAGTCGTCGACGCGGCCCCGGATCACGGCAACGGAAAAGCCGGTGAGCTTCTCGATCTTGCGGGCCTGCACGTCATCGGGCCGGGTATCGCCGTTGATCCAGTAGTGGAGGGTCTGGCGCGAGACGCCCAGGATGCGCGCCTTGGCGGAAATGCTTTCGCCTGGAACCTTTTCCAGAATGGTTGCCATCGGCGTGGCGTTGAGGCGCGAGCGCATGCGAACGGCAAACCGCCCCAGGCTGCTGTTGGGGGCGACCTTCATCAGCCGCTCGACGATTTTCAGGGCGCGCTCGGTGTCTTCGGTCCGCATTGCCATTATCTCCGTGACGTTAACATTTAATCTCTTGACACCACGGCGTCAAGCGGTATCGTGAACGGACCACGAACGGAGAGCACCCGTGATCAAAGAATTTTCCATCGGCTGCAGCCGAACCATCAATCTCGGCAACTTTGAAAGTCTGCGGGTCGAGGCCTCGGTCACCATGGATGTTTCCGAGAACGTCGACCTGCAGTCGTGCAAGGAGGCGGCGCAGGTCGAGCTGCGGGCGCTGCTGGAAGACACCTACCGCAACCAGCATCGCGGGCGCACCGAGCGCATGAAGCGCGAGCCGGTTGTCGGTGATCTCTATGACGCGGCAAGTCAGTAACTATCAAACATGAACCAGGAACCATGATCATGAACAACCAACTACAGCCAATGAACGACCAAACCGAAATCGACAATCTTGCTGATGCCGTACAGGACGACGTGGGGTTTAAGAAAATGCTGAAATTCAAAAAGGGCGAATACTTCTGCGACAACCAGGAAGTCCCACTCGGCACACAGATGATTGCTCACTGCGTCGGCTACACTCAGGTGTGGATCAAATTCGTCAACAATGAATTCGTCGAGCGGAAAATCTATCGTCGCGCCAAGGGCGAGCGGCCGGTCGAGCGCGAAACCTTGGGCGACCTGGACGAAAACCAGTGGGGCATCGGCCTCAATGGCCAACCAGCTGACCCGTGGGTGCTGCAATCGCTGTTGCCGATGGAGGACCCGGAGGACGAGGAGGTGCTGGTGTTTGTTGCCTCGTCTGCCGGCGGTAAGCGCGCCATTGCCGAGCTGGTCGACCGCTATGTCACGCGGGTGCGGCGGCACGCCTTCAGCGGCCTGCCGCTGATCCGGCTGCAGAAGATCATGATGCCAACCAAAAAATTCGGCAACGTGCCGCGCCCGCTGTTCGAGGTTACCGGCTGGACCGAGCAGGATGTGCGCGAGCCGATCCGCGATGTGCAGGTGCCGGAGAAGCTCAGCAACGCGGACATGGACGATGAGATCCCGTTCTAAGAAAAAATTCCTAAGAACAGTTATCGATAGTGATACAAAAGGTGAACGGGTCATGACCGCTGACATCACCCTGCGTCACAAGATCGGCACGCTGCGGCGTGAGGTGGCGATGCGCAAGCGGGTCTACCCGCGCATCGTCGCCACCAAGCTGATGCATCAGGCGACAGCCGACCGCGAGATCGAGGTGATGCAAGCGATCCTCGATGATTACGAGAAGCAATACGCGCCGGAGCTGTTCGATGCAGGCTGATGCAGGAGTTTGCCAATTGTCGGCTGGCCGCTGGCACATGTGGCTGCACTACCACGAGGATGATCCGGGGACGCGCTGGGTCAGCGAGCAAACATTCGCCACTCAAGAAGCCGCCGAAACAGCACTGCATGCCTGGGTGCTGGAAAATATCAGGTTAAGGACCAAGCAATGAGTGAGAGTGATCTACATTATCTGCGTTCAATCCTAAGGATGCTGCAGCAAGTGCAGCGGTTCGTTGTTGATGGGCCGACACTGCAGGAGGAGGTGCTCGCGGACAACATCGATTGGCTCGATTGCTTCATTGCGAAACAGGTGCGCAAATGAGCGTCGAGCACAATTGCGCTCAGTACAGCGACGAATGGCACCAGTTGCGTATGGGCAAACCATCGGCGTCGCAATTTCACAACATCATCACGCCCACGGGCGTGCCGACGCGCGGCGACCGGCGCATGAAATACATGTTCAAGCTGATCGCTGAGCGGCTGCTGCAGCAATCGATGGACGGCGGCTATCAAAGCTACTGGATGAAACGCGGCCACGAGATCGAGGACGAAGCGGCGGAAGCGTTCGAGCGGCAGATTACGCGCGGCTGGTACATGGACAAAATCGGTCTGGTGACCAACGATCACAACACGGTTTCCGCCTCGCCGGAACGGGTGATGAAGCGGCACGGGTCGGCGATCAAGCAATGCGTCGAGATCAAATGCCCGTCGCCGTGGGTGCAGATTGAGTACATCCTGCGCGGGCCGGAGGACAACTACAAACCACAGGTGCAAGGGCAGATGTTTGTCGGTGGGTATCAGGCCGCGCACCTGTGGTGCTACCACCCGCTGATGCCGCCCGTGCATTTCATTGCCGAGGTCGACGAGGACTATCAGCGCAAGCTGGCCAAGGAGCTGTTCTTTTTCTGCAGCGAGCTGGACGTGGAAACCGACCGGGCGCGACGCGCGGGTCCGTACAAGCTCGCCGAGTTGCTGAAGCTGTCGGCGGAAATGGCTCCCGGCGCAGAGCCGTGGGCGAGTTTGAATTGAGATCAACCAGAGGAGAGCAGACCATGAGAGCGTTACTGATAGTCGGACTTGTTGCTTTGTTCCCGACGCACATTCGCAGCTACTCGCCCATGCCCACGATCAAGGCGATGTGCGCCGCCTACCAAGTGTGCCAGACGTGTTATGCGCCGGATGGTCGTCCGTACAGCTGTAGTTGTCATATGGAATGTCTGCCGGGCACGGAAGACCACGGCAGACTTCCAAGATGACCACACTGGCCATCGTGCTGGGAGTGCTGTGCTTAGTCATCGCAGTGCTCCCGGCGCGCTACGATCCAGCGATCCGGTTGAGAGAGTGGCTCGACCGGCATTCGAGCTAGGGGGCGGAGGATGACGCACTCGGGGACCGTGGGCTTCGGGACAAAAGCTGGTCTGCGGTCCGCCCCCTTTGACATGGCCGTACAAGACCAGCGACCCACGGACTGAGCTATCAACCCCCAGGAGGAAGGCACCATGGAACAAATCGTCGATACCGAGCAGCTGCCACTGAGCGACAAGGCGATCAAGTTTCGCGCCATCGCCGAGCGCCGGATGACCCGGTTGGTGCGCTTGATTGCGCTGCTCGGCAACCTGTCGCGGCGATCGAGCTACGACTACACGCCGGCCGAGATCGAGCAGATGTTCGCGGCGCTGCATGCGGCGGTCGCGGCTGCGGAGGCAAAATTCTCGGACAAGCAGATGGCGTTCCGGTTCGATTAAAAAGCTTTTACCGTTCACGGGAATGTGTAATGGTAATCCCTTGGGGAGATCACGGCCTAGGGGTAGGCCAACGCACGGGAGTTTCCACACATGAAAGCACGGGTACTCGCGGCAGCGATGCTGCTTGCGTCATCGCCAGCGATGGCAGACGTTGTAGTCCTCGATCAACTAAGTGGGACGGGCGACAACGTCGTCTCTGATTCCTCGAGCACCAACAGTGCTCTAGGTCATCTCAACGGCCAGCATCTCGATGTGGTTCGTTACACGAACCTAGCGACCGGCTTTACGTTCGCTGCCAACGGCAACGACATAAAGATCGGCAACACCGGCACTCTGACCGATCAAGTGTTCGATCCGACCAACACCTTCCTAGTTGGTACCACGACGGAGGTGTTCAGTTTGTCGGGCACAGGCGACGTGAAGCTGGCCGTGAACGCTACGGACGGAACATTCAACTTTGATCTCGGCACCATCAACAACTCCCAGTCTGGGTTCACGGTGAACGCCATCAACGGTGAAGTGATCAACTCGCTAACGCTAACTGACGCCACCGGAAGCATATTCAGCTTCGAGCACAACCGTATCGAAACGGCCTCGGCCGTGCCGGAGCCAGCGACCTGGGGCATGATGCTTCTGGGCTTTGTCGGATTGACGTTCGCGTTCCGTCAGCGTCGGCGCAAAGTTGCGTGCGCCTAACCCTTGCATCATCCTGAGCGGGCGCGAGGCGGCGATTGCCCTCCTCGTCGCCCGTGGTCTGCGCAATCGCGAGATCGCCGCCAAGCTGGGCTATACGATCCATCAGGTGGCCAGCTCGCTGCACAACATCTACCGCAAGACCGACGTCGCCGGACGGGGGAACCTCATTCTCCGGTTGACGCACGGTAGAAGGCCCGCCAGTCGCCCAGAGCTGGCCGCCCATTCGTTTTCAGGATGACCCCTATGTCCACCACCGGGCAAGACGCAAAACGCACCCAGGCCGGCTACAATTGGTTTGACGGGCCTACCGTCGTGCCGTCAACCAGATTAACGGAACTACCACTACTGCGGTATAAATTCCCAAGGCTCCAAGCCGGTAAGGGTCCGGCTGGATCAAAACCAAGTAAGTCAGGCCGCTCGCCCCCACGACCGAAACCAAAAGCGTCAGGCGCACGGCCAAGATCGCGGTAGCGACGTTGAGCGCGCCCAGCATGCCCGCCTTCCAGGCGGCGCGGTGGACGTATTCGCGCTGAAAATCAGTCGGCGTCGTCGTCGCTGTCGTCGGCGAGCCCGGATTGCTCGAACCAGTCAGGGCCGGGTTCGGGCTCGGCTGGTCTGGACTTGGGTCCGGCAATCTTCTTTCGCCGACCAGTGTCATCCTTGGTGAATGCGGTGGAGTATTTTCGGACAGAGCTTCCGGCATCTGGATGATAAATCCCTTTTTCCTTGCGCAGACCAACAAACAGAACCTGGATGCGGCCAATGGCGACCAGCGCGGCGATCCGCTCGCGCATAGTGATGCGCTCGCCGTCGCTGCCCTCCAGCTGGTTCAGCAGCTCGCTGATTTGCATGTAGAGGCGAGCATTGACCTGGAGCGGATCAGCCCCAGCCGTGCGCGTGTCGGGCAGGTCGCCAATGGTGTGGACGGTCTTCGGCTTCATTGTGCGTCACCTTCGTCAGTGGGCGCGGGTGTGGTGTAGCGATCATAGGCGTCCTGCGGTGCGCCGCTGGCAATCATACTGCTAGCCACAAACCCGCCGGTCGTGGGGTTGATCCAGCCAATCAGCTTACCGCCCTTGTCGAACAGCCCTTTGCCGAATTTTTGCAACCATTGACCAATCGGCGAATGATAGCTGACGGTGGTGTGGCGCGCTCCATGCATTAGCCCGTGTCCCAGAGCACCCAAGCCTCCCGCTTCAGCCCCTCTTTGCGCCCCTCCTTGCCCGCCAAACAGATAGCCCAAGCCGCCGCCGGTAGCCGCACCGGCCGCACCACGCGCCAGAGCGCCACCGAGATACCCGCCTGTCGGGGTTTGCATGAAATGGCCTACGCCAACCGGGACAGCTCCACCAATCGCGCCTGCTGCCGCACCCGTGCCGGGGTCGTCGGGATCAGCGATAGCCCCGCCAACCGCGCCCTTGGCGGCTGCTTCGGTTGCGGTTCCTGCGCCCGCCGCGACCCGGCCAAAGCGGGTCGGTATCCAGCCCACCCCACGCGCGTACTGGGAGGTCGGCGCAATGCGTCCGGCGAGCCCCTTGACCAGTCCAGGTATGCGCGTCGGTCCAACACCGGCTGCGGTGGCAAGGTTGAGGCCGATGTCGCCGACCATCTCGCCAGGATCGGCATAAGGCCGGTCGGCAAACGCCTCCAGCTGCTTTGCGCCGGGCACCCGTTGCGCTAGCTCGCCGAGCTCTGATTGCGTATTCGGCGATACGAGGCCGATACCCTTGCCGGCGAGCCGCGCCGCGCCGACCCCCAGCTCGGCTGCGCCCTTGGCGATGCCGCGCTGCACCCCTTCCATCGGGCCGGGCGCGAGAATGCCTTGACCGCTGTCGGTGGGGTCGGCGGCGGCTACTGCTGTGGGTTTCCCAGCCTTGCCGCCTTGCGGATAGCCGATTGATTTCATGTAGGCGTCGCCGTCATCGGGCATCAGATTGAACCTCGGTCAGTAAACATACCCAGACGCATGCGCAGCCATTGCGCCTTGCGCGGCGTATCCTGGTCGCCGGGATTTTCATGCATCATACGCTCGAATTTATCGAGCTGATCCCAGCCGTCATGAATTTGTTGGATGGTCAACGGCGTTAATTCCTGCCCAGGACGATCCGGCGTGGTCTTGACGATCCAGTCCGGCAACGCGGTGGGTTTCTTGCCCACGCCCAGAAGCGACGGCGGCGCGTCCGTAGGCATTTCTCCGGTGTAGGGATTTTGCCGCAGCCATGCGAGATATTTGGCATTGGTGTCAGGACTGGCAAACGGCAGTTCTGCGTTCGGATTGCCGACCTCGCTGCGAAATTGATCGCGTAAGGCGTGAATTTGCCCATAGCCGGTACGCAGGTCAGTCATCGTTTGGGCACGGATCGAGGCGGGCGAGTTGGATGGCAGCATGTGAGCGACCTGTGCGTTGACAAGGTTCACCGCTGGACGGCCGCTGCCAGTCTCGATGGCGATCGTATCAGTCGCGATGTTGCGGAGGGCTGTATAAAGCTCATCCCATTTTGGGTCGCCGGAATAGACCCCCGCGCGCCATTTCTGCAGCACGCGCGTGGGCACTTTGTCCGTCTCCGGGATGCGCTCCAACACGTTGTTGAGGCTCCATAGCGCGCCGTCGAGTGAGCTGACACGTTGCACGCGCAGCCCTTCTGCGCTGTTGGGGTCGTGATACTTCTGAACAATTTTGTAGTTGCCCTCTTTCCATTTCGGATCGAGCCCCGCCATCATCTTCATGTAGCGGGCGCGGTCCTTGATTTGACCGACGTCGTGCGGATCGATGGTGTAGTCGTGCAATCCCTGCAGCGTATCAGCAATGCCGGTGTCGACGTTGTCGCGGATAGCCTGCAGCTTTTCGTCCGGCGTGCCGTCGCCGTGCAATGTCTGATCGAGCTGCGCCTGCGCCTGCAGCGCGCCCTGAGCGATCTTGCGCTGCTGTGCGCCGCCCTTGTGCAAATTCTTGTAAGCGTCGGGCGGCGCGTCGTTGAGTATGCCGTGAATGGCGTCGATTTGCGCGGGGGAATATTCTTGCTTCTTGAGTTGGTCATCAAGCCCGGCGGCCGGCTCTCCTTCCGCGTCCGTGGTCACTGCCGACGCGGTTGCGCCTGCGTTTGCGCCGACACTGGGCAGGCGGAAACCACCAGCCGCACCAGCTCCACCTGCGCCTGCACCGCCGCTGGCGCTGGTATCGCCGAATTCGGAGGCTTCCTCCGCGTCCGTCTGTCCGGCGGTCGCCTTGCGCAACGTGGTGTTGGCGGCATCCATCTGCCGCATTTGCGCGTCTTCCCAGTTCAGCAAGTCCCAGGCCCCAGCGATCCCTTTCTCGTTGAGCGCAACATCGATACCGGGGTGCTGGTGGCGCGAGGCCAGAATGCGCGCCGCTTCCGTTGCCTCCTGATCATCCAGCTCGCCGGTCCGGTGCATCTCGAAAATGCGGCCGTAGCCGAGCATCTCTTGTTGATGGATACGAACCGTCTCCTCGCTCTCCATCAGCATTTGTTGTTGCTGGATGCGCATGTTCTGCAGCTGGCGTTCCATGTTGGCATGGACCGCGCCGCTGTAAGCCGACGAGAACGCGCCGCGTGACATGGCATCGAGGATCGGCGCGAACTGCCCGGCCAGAGCGGCGGCAACGCTGGCATGTTGCGCTACCTGGGCTGATCCGTGTTGGGCCAAGCTCGACCCAGCCGCTTGGATCGCCTTGTAGCTCTCGTGCGGGGTTGGCATGTCCGGTCCCGACGTGACGCCGGGATATTTCTTCGCCGCCTCGCTCGGATACCACGGCTTGCCCCAGCCGGCGGGTCCGCGATTGGGCGCGGGCGAACGGTAGACGGCGGGCGGAAACCGCGTCGATTGATCGAAATCGGCGAATTGACCGGGTGCGCGCACGGGCTCGGGCGGCGGGGCCGGGATCGGCTTGGACAAATCCACACCCGGCGGCGGCGGTGTGGGTTGCTGCGACGGCGACGGGGTCGGCGGTGGCGGCTGTGGCGGCTGTGGTGCCGGCGGCGGCATGGTCACGGTATCGGTCGCGTCCGGCTGGCCGCTCGGCGGCGACAATGGCCAGCCTTGGGGGTGCAAAATCATGGATTAACCCCGCGTGCCGAGAACCTGTGGGCGCGTAACCGTAGCCCCTTGTTGGTTCATTTGTAGAATTCGCTCGATCAGCGAGAGCAATCCCTGATCTTGTCCGCCGCTCGACGGAATGTCTTCCAAGCCGGCCTGAGAACCAAGCGAGGGTCGTATGCTCGGCGGTGCTGTAAACGGATTTTGTGGTGCGGCTTGCGCCGCTGCGATACCGGGAGGACGCGGCCTTGCCGCTGGCGGGTTTTGCTGCCGCTGAATGGTTCGCAAAGCCTCGTCTGACGTGTCCCCCATCATGCTGGTGACCAATCCCGCCACGCCGGGGAGGCCGCCAGCACGGTTTTTGGCCGCCTCCTCGTCGATGCTGAATGGGTGGGTTCCCTCCTGCCGCCAGATGGCGCGCTGCAATCGCTGCATGGTCGCCGGGTCATGCAGGTTGAGCCGCTCATTCGGCCTGAACCCGCCCGCCGCCATGACACCGTGCGCCCAGCGCGGGTCTGTGGCATAGGATCGGCCCATCTCGGGAACCGTTTTGTTGTTGTAGTTGCGGGTCAGCAAGTTGGCCTGCGCTTGGATGCCCGCCTCTTTGTTGGGGAATATCGCGTGGCCCTGGTCGTCGACGCCGGTCGCGCCTGCCGCCCGCGCGTCCGGTCCCCATTTGATGTTGCCGGGGTTCATGTTGCGGTCGCCGCGCGTGAGTGGACCCGGTGGGTTCTGCAGCGCGTTGGCCCAGCGCGGCGTTGCAGCGCTCGCGGCTGCTGTGCCGCGACCCCCGGAATTAGGGCCGGTCCATTCGAGGTGGTTGGGGTCCTTCTGCGGCATGTACTGCGCAAAATTGTGCCGCCGCAGCATGTCTTGCCATTGTTGCGGATGCTGGTCGATCCAGGCTTTCGTGCGCGGGTCCTGAGCGACCGCGTCGTTCATGTCGACCGCCGCGCCGTAGGCGTGCGACGACTTTCCGCTGCCGTAGCGCTTGCCGCGATCGTTGTAGCCGCCGAACTTGGTAATGCCGGGGATGCCCGCCGCTTGCATGTCCTGGGTGAGCCCAGCGAAATCCTGCCCCGCTTGGCGATTGAGCGTCACCGGCCCATACGGCGTGTTGACGCGAGCGAGATCGGCTCCCGGCCGCCCGCCATGCCGCTGGAAATAATCCGGCGGCCGCGTGCCCCACCAATTTTGTCCGCTGCCCATTGGCGCAGCACCCCCCGGCGGCTCGCGTACAGGGTGCGCGCCGCCCTCGTCACCGGGCCGGCTCTCAAATCCCGCGCCCGGTCGGCCGGTGGTCATGGTTCCCGGCGTTCCGACCGTCGCCCCGCTCGTAGGTGCGCCCGGCGGGGTCGCTGCCTCGGCTGCGGCTACGCCTGCAGGGGCGGCTGGTGCAGCCGTGGCGACGCCGGTCGGGCTCGGGGCTGTGCCCGGCCGAGCGGCCTGATCCGGCAAGCCGGTCGAGGTGCCCGCGAGCTGCGTTGGCGGGGTTGCCTGCGGATTGGGAATGCCGGTCGGGGTGACGGGCAGTGCTGGCGCGGCCGAAGCCGTTGCATCGGGAGATGGCATACCCGGCGGTGAGGTGTTTCCGGTGGGTGAGGATGGTGCCGGCTGGCCCGCGCCCCCTGCCATGCCCTGCCCGCCGAATAGATCGCCAAAAAACCGGCCGAAATTGCCTTGCAGGAGGTCACCGAGAGCGTTTCCCTTGCCGCCTATACCTTGCGTACCCTGCGCGCCGGGAGCCGCTGTAGCGCCTCCTGTGGCCGTCCCAGAGCCCGTGCTCGTATCGCCGTAGCCTGCCCCGTGCTCGGTGTAGCCTTGCGAGCTGTACTGATCGGGACCTGTTGGCGGGGTGGCTGCGGCTGCAGCAGGTGCCGCATTCGCGTTTTTCTTCCCAGAAATTTGGGGAGATTGTGGCGAAACTGCGGCAGGTTCCTCACCGGGGAACGGCTGTGGCGGCAGCGGCAGCTGCTGATCCGGGGTCTGTCCGGCCGGCGGCGCGCTGGCGGCGGCGGCGGCCGGGTTTTGCGCAACAGGCGGCACAGCCGGCGTAGCGGCAGGCGCGGGATTGGCGTTGCCGGTCGGGACGAAATCACCGGCCGGGTTGCCGATCGCGCCGGGCTCGCCGGTTTGCGGCGCGGGTCCCGGTTGGGTCAGGGGACGGCTTTGCGTGGGGGTCGGCGGACCGCCACCTGCGCCGGTCGCCTGCGCCTGCATGCTGCCGACCTGATTGCTGTCCTTGCCCAGCAAAATGTTGCTGACGCTGTCCATCCAGGATTGGTTGTTGGACCCGCCGGATTGCTGGCCGGTGGGCGCGGGCATGTCGGGCGCGGGTGGCGGTTGACCGCCCTGGATTTGCAGCGGGGCTTGGGTGACCGGATCGTTCAGACTGCCGACGACGGTCGAGGGTGGCGCGTCACCGATGCCCCATGGCGCATTGGATTGGTTACTCGCGGGTCCAAGCATGGAGGCAAACGGGTTCATTGATCCGCCGCCGCCGCCTCCAGCTCCACCTAACATTCCGCCCATGCGTCACCTCAAAACAGCCCGCCCAACAGTCCCGCGCCCTGGCCGATTGCCCCGATTTGATTGTTTTTCGATTGCAGCGCGCTGCCAGCGGAGGACGACGTTTGGCTCAAGTCCTGGGTCTGCAGCTGACCCTGCCCGGCCTGAAATTCGGCCGGAATGCCGCCGGTTATGCTCGGCGCGGCCCCCAGGTCCATCGCTTCCGGGGTCGATCCCGACATGCCGAGCTGATTGTAGCGATTGGCCATCATCCCGAGCGAGCTTTCCGCGCCCGTGTTGAATGCGCCGCTGGTGAACGGCGAGATAAATCCAGGCTGGCCCGCGCCGCCGAAGCTGCCGCCACTGCCGAGCCCCGAATTGCCACCCATCACAGACCTCCCAGGATTTTGCCGAGGCCGCCGCCGAGGGTGTTGAGGTTTTGCGTCGTCGACGCCTTCTGCTGGTTCTGGAAGGCTTGTTGCGCGGCCGCGTTGGCATCCGATTGCTGACCCATCAGGAACGCGGTTTGGGCGTTACCACCGATGTCGGCTTGGGTCGCGCCGGTCGAGATCGGCATGCCGCTGAAGTCGCTCTGCGCCTTGACCTTGTCCTCCGCGCCGACCCAATTCGCGTAACTCGTCTGCGGTCCGGTCACGCCGCCCGACGACGGACCGCCGCCGGTTCCCAGGAAATTGCCAAATGCCTGACCGCCCATGACTACAACCTGATACTGAAACGCGGGCTGATCTCCTCCGCGCCAAGGCGGCGCGCAAAAGCCGCGAGATCGGTGTCGGTGTCCGACGACATGCGGAAGTACATGCACTTGCGCTTGCGCGCCCACTCGATCGCGGAGCGGATCAGCTTGACCGCCTCCCACATTGCGCCATCGTCGGCACAGACACAAACAACCGTGCATTCGTACTCGGCGGGCAACCAGGGAACGAAGGTCAGCATGGAAATGCAAAAGGCGTTGGCGGTGCGCTGCGGCAGGTAGACCATCGGCTGCTTGAGCACGAGGTTCCTGTACCAGCCCTCGGTCGTCACCGCGTCATAGCGCTGCGAGTATTTCTTGCGCATGAGATGGTAGAGCCAAGGAACGTCGTCTTCGACCAACAATCTTACCAGAACGGATAGGTCGCTGGCCCGATTTGCGTCCACCAACCCGGCGGGTTCGGGTCCGTTGCCGGGAGCGGCAGGATTGCTTCGTTGGTCGTGAAGTGTTCCTGATGGTTGACGAAGGTCCACCATGTCCGGCTCTCCGGGTCCTGCAGATTGCTGTCTACCAGGATTTGGTCGGTCGGAATACCAAAGCCGACATGGCGCGCGTCCCAGAACGGCGGCAGCTGCTGCGTGAAATCGTTGTGTGCTTGTTGGTGGCTCAAATTCCACGGTCCGGCGCGAATGTCGGTGCCGTAGGTCGGATCGAGCAGGTAGGGCAGGATCGAGAAGCGGTCGAGCGGGGCCATGATCGCGAAATACTCGCGATGCTGCATCATGTGCTCAAACGTGAACAGCGGATCGTCGGCGTTCAGCAGCACCGCGAGCGGCATCAGGACCTCCGACCGCCGCTCCCCCGGCGCGCGTCGCGCGAGATCAGGGTACTGCCCTCCTGCGCGGGAAGGCGCGTATCGGACGTGCCCATTGGGTCGAACCCGCGCGGGCTGATCCGATCCATACCAAAATCGGAGCTACTGGCGAGCAGCGCGCCTCTTGGGCCGACACCGGGTGCGGTGCCGAGACGCAAAGACCCTGCGAGTTGTCGATCGGATTTCTGAATTACGTCGGGTGTCTGAAAGCAGGCGGTCGGACCGTTCCGAGCTTGTGGCCATTCGCGTTGGTTCCCGATTGGCATAAATTGACCTCGCGATGCATGATGCCGGCATTGTCGAGGGCGTGGATCACGTCCTCCAGGCTCCAGCAGACATACACCCGAACGCCAACTCCCTGCAATTTCGAGAACATATCGCGCTGCGCTGCGCTGACGCTGCCTGCCCCGGCTTTGAGCTCGATGCCGATGACCCTGCGTCCGACGTCGAACACCAGGATGTCGGGCATGCCCTTCTTGAGCCCGGACGCGAACAGCCGCCCAGCGGTTCCCTTGGTCAGCTTGCCCCAGCCGGCCGGAAATGTGGTGAAGATCGCGGGCGGGAACAGCACCCAGTCGAGCAGCTGAGCGACCGACGCATGCAGCTCGCTCTCTCGCGGTGAATGCGGGAGATCGTGAGGTCGGTGTTTCCTCAACGCCGCGCGCTCCGCACCGGACCGGTGCGCGCACCAGGACGCGGCGATCGACTACGCCGGCCGCCCTTGCGTGCGCCCCGCCAATCGGCGGGAAAAGCGCCGTCGCTCCACGGTTGGCGGCAAACCGGGCCGACACGGCCCGGTGCCTTGTCACGTTTGGCCATTATGGGCTCCGTCCGCGCCGTCCGCGTCCAACACCTTGGCGGTGACCTCGATGTCGGCGAATGCGGGTCGAGGGGCGGTGCATCCGCCCCAGCTTCCCAGCCGGATCAACTCGGCTGCGCGGCCCGAGCTTTACGCCTCGCGCCATTAGAGCCTCCTGGTTCTGCGGAGTGCTGCCCGTTTGTGAAAGGAATTAGGCCGCCACCTCCAACTCGGTGTGCGGAAGTTGCCTTGACGCTTTGCTGCGCCCTTCAACTGCCGCCGCATCATGTCGGAAAAATTGCTGCCTGCTCCCCTGACAACGGCCAACAACTATCTCCGTTTGCGACGCCGAGCACGGGCGGCCTTGCGCGATGCAGGGACCAGCACCATGCGCTTTTTACGTCGTCGTGCCATTGGGAGGTTTAGCGGCGAACCCGGCGACCGCGACGGCGGCGACGGTTTGCCTCTAGGATGTGCTGTTCCATAATCTCTTCTCCCCTATTGGGTTGGTTGGTTTACTTTGGTCTAGCAGGGGGAGAATGCCACTTTGTCAGGCCCCGAACAAGGTCCTGTCCTCCGCGCCCAAATGCAAGCGCTCGATCGTGAAGTCAGGGGAGTAGCTCTGTAGGTCAACCGCCCCGGCAATACCCGCGCCCTCGATCGCCTGCGGCTCGAAGGCGTAGCGCTGGCCGGGCGGCATCTGAAAGCCGATGTCCTGACTGCCGCCGGCAATGCCGCCCGCGTGGGTGATCATCTGACCGGTGAACGCCACACCCTGGCCGCTTTCGTCGTGGAATTCCAGAAACAACCGCTTCCAGTTCTTGATGGTGACCTGTTTTATCCCCTGTCCGCGCAGAAACTTGGTCGACAGCTTCTTGATCAAGGTCGCGTCAGGCTGAGCAAATAGTTGGTAGACGGATTGGCCATCGGTGCCGTAGGGCGTGATGATGCTGTCCTGCTCGTAGGCGGCGATATATGTGAGGGGGAGGTTTTGCGAGGCGATCGACCAGAATTCCTGACCGGATATCGGATGCCACATCAACAACAAACTGCGTTTGACGCCCCACGGGTCGGTGAACATGCCATTGCACAGCAAAATCTTGAAGCCGAACATCGTCGCCGGACACATCGTCGGGTAGAATTGTGATGTGTCCAATGTGTCGAAGATTTTGGTGACGCGCGCGCCAATTTCGTCCGCCTCCGCGCCCTTGCACTGAAAAATGCCCGCGCCGTTGAACATCTGCAGGTAGCGGCCGATGCGACCGACCGGGCGCGGGAAACGCTGACCGACTTGCGGGTCGATGTTCTGATAATTGAGGTTGGTGGTGTATTGGATCGGCGTCGTGCTGGTCGAGGCCAGCTGCACATTGCTGATCATGTCAATGGAGCTGTCACCAAGCACAAACAGATAACCGGAGCTGGCGGCAAGGTCGTTGAAGATGTAGGTCAGCTTGTTGCCGAAATAGCCGAATGAGCCGCCGCCGTCCGTTGTGCTGAAGTCCGCACCATTGGACGGTGCGGAAAAACTGATCACGTCCTTGCCGGCAACAAACAGTCGCGCTTGGTAGACTTCCATGCAGTAGATGCCGGGCAAGCCCGCCGGCATCACGAACGGCACACCCGGTGTCTGCTCTAGTCCGTTGGTCAGCCAGTCCGGTGCGTTAGCGCCCGGAGCGGTGAGGGTAGTGCCGTCCCAGGCGTAGAGCCCTTTGGGGCTTCCAAACAGGACGCCGCCTTGCTGCCCGGCAGTGTTACCGTAGAATGAAGGCCGCCACACCACTGCGCTGGCCCAATACTGCGGACCAACGGGCGTCCAAACTGCGCCAACGTGGACGACGGTGCTGGTGTCGAGATCGACTTGGTCGACGGTTCCGTCACTGAGGAAGAACCAGCCGTAACGACCGGGAGGTGGGGCACTAAATTCTCCTGTTGTATCGCCGATAAAGCCGAAGAACATGCGCAGGATACTGGTTCCGGCCGGTGCCGTATAGACGGCGGGACCGTGTCCCCAACACGAGCGCAGCGCGCCGGGGCCGATGGCGAACAGATTTTCGTTCCAGAATTCCTCGTCGTCATCGATCGAGCCGCGCGGCGATTGTTGGTTCAGGCCCTTCCAAGTGCCGACCGTGTGCAGCTCAAACGGGTTCGTGCTTTGGATCGGCATGTCACGCGGATCGCATCGTCGCGCCGTACGGTGTTTGGATCATCTGTGGGCACACAACGGCGGCGGCAAATGGCATCTCGGCATTGAATGCGACCGCCATCGCTTGCGCGTCCTGCTGGCGTTGTTGTTGCAGCATGGCCAGCACTGCAGCCCACCACACCACCGCGTCCGTCCACGGGTACGGGATGAGCTCCGGGTCGTTGTCGGTCAGCAGGTTTTCCGGGATGCAAGTCAAATCGACCTCCATCGGCAGCGCCTGTGTCGGAATGGGCGCGAGGTAGATCGATCCGATCGGCCCTTCGTTGAATTGAGCCCACCAGCCTGGATCGCTGATCGTGCCCATGAAGGTGCGGCCATAAATCCTGAACCGCGCCTGAAAATCGGTCCAGACGATCCTGCGCCACATCGGTTTCCAGCTGCCGCCGCGAATGGCCCAGATGCCGGTTTGATCCTGCTGCCAGCTGCCGCCGATGCCGACGGAGACCGAGCGACAAGCCAGGATCGAGCGCGAGCCCGTCATGGCTTGCTGCACCAGCGCGTTCCAGGCGGCGAACGGATAGATTTCCTGATTAGGAACGGTTTGGACGCCCGGTGGAATGACGCGCAGACAGCCGCTTGCTGCGGCTATGCGCCGACGACTGCGATTGATGTAGTTGGTCAGGGTTGCGTCTTGAAAGAATTGCCCCTGCAAGTCGTTCAGCAATAGTCTCGTCTCCGACTGATATTGGCTCAACATCGTGCGGCACCAAAATTGACATCCCATTGAGTGTAATCTGCGCGACGGTCGGCGTCGATGGCGGTGTTACCACGGTCCAGACACCGCCCGCGAGCGAGGGATTGGTGGAGATGTTGGAAAAAACAATCGGCACGCCGGCCGGCGGATTGTTGGGGAACCCGGCATACGCGGTCGTGGTGGTGAATTGCGGCCAGTAGCCGCTCGACGCTGGGGTAGTTGCGCTTCCGGTCTTGAATTGCGGCTGCACGACACCAGCGAGCGATGGCGGAACTCCAGCAGCGGCTATCGCTGGACCCACCAGCGGGCCAGCAGCCGGCGGGATGGCCGGGGGCGGAAAGGCTGGAGGGGTACCAGCAATTGGTGGTGGCGGAATGATTGGTACAAAGGCCGGAAACACTGCGGCATTTCCTGCCGGCCCGACGAAGGTAAAAATCGGCGTTGATGTTCCTGTGCCGCCGGGCGTGGTAACAGCAATACTTACCAGCCCATCCGCATGTAGCGGCGTTACGCAGGTGATCGAGGTGTCGCTGACCACGACGACGCTGGTCGCCGGCTGACCGCCGAAACGAACGGAGGTTGCGCCAGTAAAACCGACACCGGTAATGGTTACCGCAGTGCCGCCGGCCGGTACCCCTGAAGTCGGCGCGACGCTGGTTACGGTCGGTGCGACTTGTAGTTCCGGCTCACCCATTAGCGCCTCTGCTGGCTCAGCCTAGCTTGCGGTGTCCAAGACGGCGGACACGGTGGCGGGCATGGTGGGGGTGGTGGACATGGCGGCGGCGGTCCCGACAACAACCCGGTGCCGGCGGCGCGCGTCTCACTCTCGAACGGCCAGGGGACGCGGGGGAGTGGAAAGCCGCCGCTCCAGGGCGTTGGACTTCTTGGCATCTGCCAATAGGCCGGATCGTTCCAGTGTGATCCGGGTATTACGTAGTGCGGCCGTCGCGCAGGCAAGGCCGGCGGTAATGGCCCGCAATTCGTCGATGGCGGCACGACACCGCGCGCTACAGACGACGGCGGGGTTAGGGCGGCGGAGCGGGTCCAAATGTTGCACCTCCAGTGATGCCTTGTAACAGAATGCCGGTTGACGGCTTGGAGCATACCAGATTGAGGGCGGTGAGTGATAAGCCGACGCTGGCGATCTGCCCTTGTGGAATTGTTGAATACCAGCCGGTCCAAGCGAAATTTGCATCTTCATGAATGACGAGGGTGATATATTTGGAATTGAAGCCGATTGCTGTGCCCTTAGGACAGTTGAGGTCAAAGAAGATCGGGGTGTCGCCCAACAACAAACCACGGAAGCCGGAATTTACTGGATCGTCCTTGCCCCAACGCGAGCTCGGATCGTTGTTGTAGCGCTCAATGCTCATGAAGTCCGTCATCAAGGTTGTCCAGTCCTCGATCGACATGACCACGAAGTCGAGCGCCTCGCCGCCGGAATGCTTGGCGGCATTGAGCATATTCAGAATGAAAGTAGCCCGCGTCAGAACCGCGCCCGCCGCTGCCACTTTCAAGCCGGCCCACGTCGGATAGGTCGTGCGTGACAGGCCGCCATACGTTGTAACTGTGGTGCCGTCATCGTAGGCGTCGAGCAAGCCAAACATCTGTAACGCCGCATTGGCGGAATTCGAGCTGAACAGCGAGGTCGACAGCGTATTCAGCGCCGAGTTTTTCAAATCGTTGAGCTTCAGCATCAGGCGGGAGGCAACGGCGATTGCGTCTTGGGTTACGAGTTGCTCCAGACCAAGCGAGCTGACCGGCGTTGCCAAAGCACATAAATTAAATTCTGCGTTGACTGTGGCGGCGACGTCGGTCGGCAGATTGAACTGGCCAGCCGGACCAATCCAGCTACTGGTGACGTACTGGCCAGTCTGCACAGGCTGCGTATAGGGACTGACGCCGCCCGATGCGCGAATGGCATTTCTCAGGAGTAGGGCCAAAAGAGGGTTCTGCCGATAGATCAAAATGACGACCATCTGCGCGAACACGCGCCGAACGGTTGCCTCTAATTCCAAACCGATCGGACCGGACGGAATTAGGCCGCTACCCAAGATAGGCATTTGCTACCTCTGAATTAGAACCGTTGCTGTTTGTTGCGCGCCTCGTCGTTGCGCAATGATTTCAGAATTTCTGATCGCGCCCATTCTTCCGGGTCCTTGGCGATCTCAGCAAATCCTGGAGCCTTTGTGTGGTTCCAGCGGTCATCAGTGAAGGTAGGGTCACTCGTCTTGGGTTGTTTGCTGGCCATGTATTCAGCGGCAACGTCATAATCGCCGACGTTGCGCTCAACCATGAGCTTCTCTAGGTCTTCCATCGCTTTGTCTGTAAAGCCGTACTGCTCCTGCGTCTTCTTGCGCAAGTTTTGGAAACGCTCCTGCTCTTGCTCGGCGCGCTGTGCGGTTTCCCGCTCCTCGCGCTCGCGTCGCTCTGCTTCCAGACGCTGTTCGACCCGTTGCTCCAGGTCGTAGTCGTCAATCCGCATGTTCGGGTATTTCTTCTTGATCATGCCCTTGAGTTCGCGCGACATCTCGGGATCGTTGTAGAGCGTCTCGGCGAAGTCAGCTATTTGACGGCGACCCTGCAGATACTGGTCTTCCTGGTCGGTAATCTGGCGCGGCATGGCTCAACTCTAGCTGTTGTTGCTCTTACCGGCGATTGACGGCTGCAGCGGCACGCCGCCCTCTGGCTTGGGAACGATTTTTGGTATCGCGCCCCACTCGCTCACTTCAGACTGGGTATCGACCTGTAGAACGGTGCGCGGGGGCGTGTCGGGTGGGCTGGTGATGGGTGGATCATAGGAGCGGTTCTGAGCCATAGGTATCTCCCTGCTATTGCGCTCTTTATCAGCTTCCAGGCATGGGTGTCGAGGGCATGGGGGCGGGAGCTGCCCCGGCTGGCTGATCGGGGCTGGCTCCCGATTGCGGGCGTTGTTGCCCGGCAATGCGCGACAGCATCGCGTTCTTGACCACGTTCTGCAACAAATCCTGCAGCTGCGTGCGCTGCACACCAAGGGCCGGCGAGCCTTGTGGCAGATGCCGGCTAATGCGCTGCAGCCCGCGCAAAACGTCCTGGTAGGCCGGATGCCCCAGGAGGCCGGGCAGCGCTTTGTTCATCATGCCGACCGCCTGCATCAGCATGGTCATGGAGCTGGCCTGATCGCCGGGACCGGGCGCGCTCGGCTGTGCGCCGCCCTGGCGATTGGCGAGCGCGGCAAGGATCGGCCCGCCACCCTGTGGACCGGGTGGCGAGCCGCCAGACGGCGGACCACCGGGTGTCGCTGGGCCGCTAGGTGAGGGTGGCCCGCCTTCTTCCGCTGCGTCCTGCTGACTGTCCAAAAATGACATGGTCGCCTCTTAAGGGTGCCGCTCCCGCTCGCTTGGGGGCATACGGAGGGACGGCGGGAGCGGCGATTTGCTTCCGGGTATGCGGGGGCAAGACTGGGAAGCAGGGTGACAAGCTACACCTCTAGCCGCGCTTTCGTCTACCTCCTCCACCTGAGCCCGATTTGCTGGGGTGGAGCTGCAGCACCTCGCGGATGGTTTCCTCGCTCTTTTCCTGCTGCGCCGCTTGGGCTTGCTGCTTCTTGCGCTGGCGCAGCCGCGACAGCAGCAATTCCGCGCCCGGCGGGTGCAACAGGTGGATCAGGTCTTCGGCGTCGATTGCGCCGGCTCGGGCAAGCGCAATGGAGGTCTGCTTGTTGTCCTCGGCAAAGGCCGGGGAGGCGGAATGACTGTCGACCTGGACCTGAAAGTCGTCGGGTATCTCGTGCAGTGTAAACTCAATTTTGTTGTCTCCCGTGGTGTAGATATGCGCGTCCATCGCTTGCATGATGCGCACACACAGGTAGCCGCTCTCGGCAAGTTGCCGCTCGATCCGCGCCGCTTGGTCGATCAGGCGCGGGGTCGAAGTGCGGACCAGGGTTTGCGCGTGTACGCCTGCCCTCACGCCGGGCTCGCCCTGACCGGACATGACCGGGGTAAAGCCCGCAGCCTCATCGAATAGCTGGAACAGAAATTGGAGTTCCTCCAGGTAATTCGGCGGCGGAGGTTCCAGCATTTTCGTCGCTTTAGCGTTCGGGTTTGGATCGTTAATAAAACCGCCTTCATTGATGATTTTGAAATACTGTTCTTCGGTGATTGAGCTGAAGCCGCTGAATACTTGCGGTGCGCGCGAGTTGCGTTCCCACTGCACTTGATTGTCGCGCATGCGTTTGTTGAGCACGTCCTGCAGCATCTGCACGTCGGCAATCCAGGAGCGGCCCCAAAAATATCCGGGGGTCGGCTGTGCTTGCACCTTGACGAACGGATGGCGGCCGGGAATGCGCGAGAGATTGCGCCGCTGAATGTCGCCCTCGATGATGATCGGCTCGGCCCCATAGATGCACTGGATGGTCGTATAGTCGCCCTCGCGGTCGCGGTCCTTGATCCACAGCTCGCAGTGCTTGACGGTCGGGGTCAGCTTGCGGTTCGGCCGCCACGGGGTCGGCACTGGGAACACGTTGACGATACCCGCCGCCTCCGGGCTGGTTGCGCCACCGGGGCCGCCCAGAGGCTGCAGGCCGCCTACCACCATCTGGTGGAAATACTGGGGCACGTTCTCCGCGTCCCGGTCGCCGCTGCGACCCGCTTCGACTTCGTCCATGATCTGGCGGCGGCGAGGATGGTGCTCCAGCATGCTGCGCAGCCGGGAAATCGTCGGGTAGCTGACGTGGCAGAACGCCTCCTGCTCATCCAGCGACATGGTCGTTTCGCCCAGGACGCCAAAATTTTGTGGATGGATTTGTCCGATGCCGAACCCGTGATCCTCGGTCGGAACATGCTTCAGGATGGCGCAGCCGTTGATCAGCGACCACACGACAGCCTCGGCAAACGTCACGTCGCTGTCAGTGCTGGTGTAGTCAGCCGAGAGTTTTTCCGAAACCAGCTGCCCACGTTCCAGCACGCTGTCGTCCTGACTGGTGTCGTAGACCAGCGCGAACCGGACGTCGGTCGGCTGCATCAGGAACCCGGCGAGTTTGTCGATAAATGGCTTGACTTTGTTGTAGATTGCAGCGCGTTCGGACCATGTGCCCTGGTAGTAGTATTGCGAGGCGCGGCCGTAGATCATGCCGCGTTCCTCGGCGCTGGCCATGCATTCGTCGGTCAGCTCCTTGACCCAGAGCCTCAGGTCCTTGTCAGGAATGCGGAGCATGCCACACCCATTGACCTAGAACGTATTCGTAGAAACCGTATTTGACGATGACTGAAGCGTCGAGCGGTGCGTCGCCGAAAGCGGCACGCAACGAGAGCGGTTCTATGAACGGAACCTGATAGGTTCTCCACTCGCTAGACAAATCCTTGCCGTCCCAAACACCACCACGACATCGACCACTGTAGGGCATCAGCGTTTGTTCCAAGGTTTGAACTCCAGCAAATCAGCCGGGTTCAGCTCATTCCAATCGCCTTCAAAACAAATCGCTCGATCATCGATCGTCAGGAACGCGGCTGGCTTCTCTATTGGAAAACTAAGCGTCGCCATGAACCTGTCGGCACTATTCTTATCGCCAAATTCATGAATGGCAAAGTTGTTCATCCAAGCATGCATCGCTTCCCGACCGCCTTCCTGGCTGCTGCGGCTGGAATAGATCGCGACGTTGAACCACTCAGCCGCCTTCCACAGCCAACGCAACGCACCGGGGACCGGCGGATCGCCCACCACATCAGCACCCTGCCAGCCGTTGGCGTAGCTGTGGATCACGCCGTCAAAATCAACGCACAGGATTGGCTTGCCCATTGTTCCACTCCGCGTCCATGGCGCGCCATTCGATCTCGCGATGGATGGCGTTCAGCTGGGCAACGATCCTATCAGAGTGTAGCTTGCTCTTGGTAATCTTTTCCAGCCACGTCCACAGCGCGCCTTCGTAGATGATCAGCTCGTTGACGGACATGCGGGTAATGCGCTCCTGCGCGTTCTCCAGCCGGACACGTCCGCCTAGGCGCAGAAGGATGGGCACTCACGGCTCTCCGCGCCAAATCCTGTCACAGTGATCATAATCATGTTGGCTGTTCACCGGCAGATACCCAACGCTGCCCCACATCGCGTACCATTGATTGACGCGGTATATGGCTATGCACCATCGTATGTGTCGAATGATTGGCCATCGCTTCATATCACCAGACCCTCATAGCTCGTTTTTTCGAGACTTCGATCAGGTCCGGCTGCTCGCCGCTCTTGAGCATTTTCTGCAACGTATCGACACCGGAAAAGCCGCCGTTGGCCATGCGCGTTTGCCGGCCAAGGGCCATCGCTTGCCCCAACACCTCGCCGGTTGCGCCCCAGGCACTGGCTTGCGCTGGGGTGCCCTGGTCCTTGTAGCGCACCTTGGGGGTGCCGCCGCGCCGGGTGTCGTGCTGCATGTCGGCCACGCCGTAGTCCTCGGCGGCGATCGTCTCAGCGAGCTTGACCGCCTTGCCCACGGTCGAGCCGCCGATGGCGAATGGCTTGAATTCTTGTTGCATTGGTCGCGCCGCGCAGTACGGGCACTCGGGCGCGGGATCGTCGCACTGCTGCATCGTCAGCGTGACTTGGATGAAATTGCCACACTGCTCGCAGCCGTAGGTTCTAACGATCGGCATGCCCCACCCATTGATGCCACACCCATTGACCGAGGATGTGTACGTAATACCCCCGCTCGATTTTGTCGGGCGTGGTTAGCGGTGTGTCCGCTGTGGGCGCAGTTGCCCATTTAACCTTTGCATATCCAACCTCACGGCTTACGCTGATCAAGTCCTCGCCGTCTTTCGGCCCGCCGCGACAGCGGCCGCTGTAGGTTTGCATCAGAACCGCTCCTTGCGTTCGCGTGCTCTGCGGTTGATCATGCTGATGTGTGACGAAAAAGCAAACGACAGCACGGTTCCCATGTCCTGCGGCGGGCTCTTGCCCTTGACTGAGTCCCAGGTCAGGTTGCGCGCCACCAGCATCGGCCGCCGCCACTCCACCCAAGCATGATGGGCCAGCACCAATGCAGACACGAGGTCATCATTTTCGCCCGTATCGGGTCCGGCCCCGATCCAACCATCGTCTTCTACGATGGATTGCATTTGCGCTACTAATCGCGGCGATCGCAGCTCTAGTCGGCGCAGCATCAGACTATCGCGAATTTCCGAGTACACCTGAGATTTATTGTCACTGTTGGCCTTCCACGCAATTACGTTTCCGGCCCCACCCAATGTGTCTGGACGTTTGTAAAGAAACCAACGCACTGCGCCGATCATATTTAGAATGTTTTGTGTGCCGGGTACTCCCTGAAGAATGCCTCGCTCGGCTAGTTGGCGTAGGTTGCGCACTTCAGGAAGGACAGCTGCCCCCACGCCGGTAACCTCCAGATTGGCAAGGTGATCCTGATACGCGCCGGCAAGATGCGCCAGCACCCAGGCCAGCTGATAGGTCAGCGGTTTGTTTGATTGGAATTCAGCAACTTGTACGACGCGGTCAGAATAGCAGCGCAGCACCTGAATGGCATGGTCGTCGCTGTCGCCGCCGCCGCCGCCCGATGGATCAACACCAATACAGTAAATGCCCTTGGGCTCGGGTGGTTCCCAGACCTTCAGCATTGCAGTCTCGGGATTGTCGACTTGCTCGATCTTGGACTTCAGAAAGTCTTCGTCGAAAAAGTATTTGTAGCCACGATAAGGCGGGCTCGGGGTTAGTTGCTCGGCCATCTCCAGGGTGCGTTGTGCCGGGAAAAAGCCGGAACCGGATGCGATGAAACACTCGCGCTCGTGCCACGGATAGTGGCGCAGCATGTATTCTTCTTGTCGGAATTCCGCCTCGCGCCGCCACCAAGCAATTTGCTCCGGCTTGATGATCCAGCTGTAGTTTTCCTTGACGTAGCGGGCGCGGTTGATTTCCTCGGTCGTCAGGCGACCGTCCCAATAGATTTTGTAGTCGGGATCGGATTTTGCGATGGAGTAGGTCGGCTGCGCCCAAAAGCCGATGAAAATGAACCGCATGTGGCGGTCGAGCTTGGCTTGCTGGCAAAAGTTGTAGTACCAATTGAAGCCGTTGGCGATGCTCTCCCAGATATACAGCCGGTGCGGGTTTTCCCTGGCCAGTGAGGCTTTCAGGCTTTCCACGCCGGCAAGCGATTTCCATTGGCTGCATTCGGTTGCGTGCATCATGTTCAGCGCACGGCTCGCGCCCAGGTCGGGATTGCTGGCAGCTGCCATCAGGTCGATGACCGACCGATTAGCAAACGCCATGCCATTGCGGTTGTTCTGGACTAGTTTGTGCTCGGGGGTACGCCACTCGGGCGGCAAAGTTTCGAGCAGGCTTGCAAAAATGCGACGCAAGCGTTCGAGATTGTCAGTTCGATCAGCAATAATCGCCCCCTGAACACCTGGATTGGCGAGAGACCAGAATAACTCAATAACCGAACAAACAGACGTAACCGCAACTTGTCGGCATTTAAGGACGATGAACTCATGAACGCCCTCGTTTAGTCCCTTGGCGACCGCGTCAATGATGATGCGTTGGGACGGCCACGGGTCGATCCGTGACCGTCCGAATTCCTTAGTGTCAAGCTCCACCGACGTTAGAAGGTCGTATATTCCCTGGCGTACTGTCGGCAACGTCCGTCTCCGGTGTTGAAACCAGTGCCTTCACGTTACCGTAAGTGTCGCCGTCGCGTCGAGGCCAGCGGCCGCTCAGGTACGGGGACGCGGGTACGGCTCGGCGGGCCGCCTCGATCGCTTGCAGCTGCGCGTCCAGCACCTGGATTTCCTTTTGGCTCG